CGAATGGGAGATCCCGTTCACGTTCGCAGTCGTCACAAAGACGCCCGAACCGATCGCAGACACGTTCGACACCACCCGCACACACGGCCATGCTGCGTGGCTGCTGGAGCAGCTGCGCAGCTTCGTAGCCATGCGTGAAGGCATGAGTGTCGACGTGCCATGGCCCAAGAACGACCAGCACGCTTTGTGCAGTCAGAAGTGGTGCCCCGCATGGAGCACCTGCAAGGGCCAACACATCCGATGATTGCACCGCCAGGTAAGGCGGCGGCTACATTGGCAAACCAGTTGGGGGGCAAGACAGAGCACCCCCACAGAACCCCATAGGAGGGGAACATGAGCAAGGCTGACTTCAGCCCGAAGGACCAGCTGATCGTCGCACAGGTGGCGGTCAAGGGAGCGATCGACATGATCGTTGCTGGCAAGACAGACAAGGCGTTGGCAGAGGCTGCCGCCTACATCGACTCCGTCGTGTGGCGGATCGCTGCAGAGACGGGTGCCGTGGCCCCCGTTGTGCAGGCTGTCCCCGACTACGAACCCGACTTCGCTGATCTGGTTCATCAGGAGTTCCCTGGCGCACAGGTCGTCGCCGCTCCCGCACCAGCCGCTGCGCCCACGGCCGTGTCCCCGATGCCTCCGCATCCTGCCGACACCAGCGACAAGGCCGAGAAGGCTGCGAACAAGGCGTGGGGCACCGCCCGCTACCAGGCGGCTCCCGACGAGTTCTGGGACAACCGCCCGAAGAAGGCGGCTGGCGAGTACAAGCCCAACAGCCCCGACCTGAAGCACAAGGAATCGGGCCTGGCGGTCTGGCTGTAAGCCGTCCACGATCTGGGGCAGAGGGCAGCACGTCTCTCCGCTGCCTTCTGCCCCAACCAACCTGCCTGGGAGGCACACATGGCTTTGCCACGACTGTTGGATGACGACTCAATCGACGCCGCTATAGAAGCGGCCCAGACCACCTCCCATGGCACGGGGGCAGACGTAGAAGAACCTGCGTCTGCCCCTGAGTGGAGGTTCGTTCGTCACCTTGGATCAGCGGTAGACCCGCTGGTCGACGCTCTACAGAACACCGAAGGACGGTTGATGTGGGGCATCAGAGACTTGGACCTGATGATGCGAGGCGTCGGCAACGGCGACCTGTGCTTCGTCACGGGACGAGCACACAGCGGCAAGACACAGCTGGTCATGCAGGCCATCTGCAACAACGCACACGGCCGCTTCATCCTGTTCACCCCTGACGAGATGGCAGAGCTTGTACTGATGAAGCTCGCAGCCATCATGCGAGGGCTGAACCCCGAGCATGTCGAGCAGGCCATCAAGGCAGGCGACAACGACATGATCGAACTGCTGCGCACAGTCGCCGCAGACGACTTCCCCAACCTCGTTGTCATCGACGACGGACTCGACTTCAACGACATGCGCAAAGCTGTCATGGAATGCGAGGCGTACTGGGAGGCGCCTACACAGGGCATCTTCATCGACTATCTGGAGTTGATCCCTGGCGACGCCGACCACGACGGCGTCACATGGAAGGTGCAGGAACTCAAGCGGTTCGCCAAAGGCACCAAACGTCCCGTCATCTGTCTGCATCAAGGCAAACGTGGCGAACGTGGCCAGGCCAAAGGCATGGACGGCATGCGGTACGGCGGCGAGAACGAGGCCACCTATGTGGTCGAAGTGTTCCGCAAGTGCCAAGACGAGTCGCTGGACGCCTACGAGCGCGAGGCTGAGCAGAACAGCATCACCGTCGGTGTCGTGAAGAACAAACGGCCACCGTCGAAGACAGGCTACGTCGACCTGCACATCGCCTCTGAGACAGGCGCCATCAGGCCCATGCAAGAAGGCGACCGTTTCGTCCGCATGGACGACGGGGCAGGCCCCACACAATCACGAGCCAAGCACAACGCTGCAGCCCTGCAAGCCCTGAAGGACGAGGTCGCAGCTAGCCAGCCCGCCGAGGTGCCCGACCGACCCATGTTCTAGGGGGGGACATGAACGACACATTCATCACCCTGTTCCAAGGGAACCCTGCCGTCATCGGCACAGAAGAAGGCGGCTGCGACCGCAGCCCACACAAGACCACCGCCGACCACATGGCCTGGTGGGTCACACAGATGCAGCAACACCTGAACGGCGGGCCACAGGCAGGCGTGTACCCGATGGTGCAAACCACCGACGGGTTCGTCGTTCACTGGGGCTGCATCGACGTAGACGAAGGCGAAGAAGCGTCGTTGATCCACGCCAGCAACATCGTCACCGTTCTCCGCAAGTTCGGTGTCACAGGCTGGATCGAACGCTCCCGCTCCAAGGGCTACCACGTCTGGGTGTTCGCCCAAGACTGGGTGCCCGCACAACTCATGCGCCGCGCCCTGCTGGCTGCTGCACAGATCGCGCAGGCACCCACCCGTGAGATCAACCCGAAGCAGTCGGCCCTGGCAGACGGCGCAGTCGGCAACTACGTCAGGCTGCCGTACCCAGGCAACAACCCTGGGGCCGACGAGCGCCGCCGCATGGTCGTCGATCACACGCTGGACGAGTTCGTCACAGCCGCCCACGAGTCGGCTGTAGACGCACCCACGTTGGAGCCGTTGGCTGCCCTGTACAAGGCACCACAGCTGGTGACGGCCAAGAGCTTCGGCAGTGGCAGTGTCAGCCGTGCCAAGTCGGCACGGCGACGCATGTCTGGCCTGGCCTGGCACATGTACACGCAAGGCTGCGGACGACAGGACGACCGCTCAGAATGGCTGTGGGCTTTCAGCCGTGAACTGACCAAGTGCGACCTGTCCCTGTCAGAAGCACAGGAGTTCCTGTACGAGGCACATGACCAGCACGCACCTAAGTGGGATCATCGTGCAGACAGGGGACGACCACAGCTCGACAGGATGCTTGCCAAAGCATCTGGGGCTGTCTCATAGGAAGGACACTCGTGTCGAAACACAAACTGGAACTGCAAGACGAGATCCCGCTGAGGCGGGCTACGAACTCCAAGGACATCCGTCCAGACGAAACGCCCGCTCAGTGGATCAGGCGGCTACAGGAGACGCCCGATGAGTGAACAGAACCGACGAGCCGTGCTGCTAGAAGCAGAAGAAGCTGTCTGCAGCGACCGCAACAAAGACTACGGCGACCCCGAAGACAACTTCGACGACATCGCCCGCCTGTGGTCTGCGTACATGCGCAGCCCATTCACACGAGCAGACGTAGCTGTGCTTATGATGCTGGTGAAGGTGGCACGCATGAAGACCTCGCCAGAACTCAAAGACCACTGGGTCGACATCGCAGGCTACGCAGCCTGCGGCTACCCCTCAGCGTTGGCGGACGGTAGCGATGCTTGAGCTGTTCATGTTCATGCTGCTGCTGCTGTGGATGGTCGCCATCATCTACCTGCTTGCCATCTGGGAGGACCACAAAGATGGCTGAGCATCTCACAAACGCCGCACGGGACTGGGTCGAACACGCCCACTGCCGCATCACCCGCATCAACCCCGACTACTTCTTCCCAGAACGGGGCGGTTCTGCACAGAAACAAGCAGAGAAGCTGTGTGCCCCCTGCACCGTCAAAGACGAGTGCCTGCGGTTCGCTCTGGACAACAACGAGTGGATGGGGATCTGGGGCGGCAAGTCAGGCGAGCAACGCCGCAAGATCAAACAGCTAGAAGCCAAAGGGATTGACTGGCAATGACTCGACGCAAGCCCATGCGCATGTACATGCAACTCAAGCCGAAGGTGAAACAACGCCCTCGGCTTGGGCGCCGTGGGCGAGTGTTCACCCCCACAGCCACGCTGCAACACGAAGCCGAGATCGCAGCTCTGTGGAAGAAGAAGTTCGGTAGACGCAAACCTCTGGAAGGCCCTGTGCTGGTGTCTGTCGACTTCGACAAACACGGCATGTGGGTAGAGGTGGCGCCTACAGACCTGCCGTCTTTGATGCGGGGAGACATCGACAATTACCTGAAAGCCGTCTTGGATGCGTTGAACGGGATTGCGTATGTCGATGACAAACAGATCTCGGTGTTATTGTCCACAACCACAGGGCACCTGTGGAAAACCCAGGAGGAAGACATGCCGAATGTCGGCGGTAAGAAGTACCCGTACACGAAGGCTGGCAAGGCTGCTGCAAAGAAGGCTGCCAAGAAGGCCACGAAGAAGAAGCGATGAGCGAAGCATTGCCGCACCCTCGGCGTCTGATGGAAGTGCTGGGCGACATGGCTAAGCAGTTCGACGACGCCATCGACATTGACTGGGGCGACGACGCAGACGAAGAGATCGTCGGCGCCTGTGACCTAGAGAACCCCGAGACGTGTGAGAGTTGCCAATGACGCAGCGTGTACTGAACGGAATCATGGCTGACGTGATGCGACGGGCAGGCATCAGCCCTGCCGTCGCCCAGCGAATGCTTGACGGCGAGTGGGTTGCCGACGAACCTGTAGATCTGGAAGGAGCCGAGAATGGCAGCGAAGAAGCCAGCGAAGCGGGCGTCTAAGTCCAAGTCTCGTGTGAACGAGGCAGGGAACTACACGAAGCCCACGATGCGCAAGAACCTGTTCAACCAGATCAAGGCAGGCAGCAAGGGCGGCAAGCCTGGCCAGTGGTCTGCCCGTAAGGCTCAGATGCTTGCGAAGCAGTACAAGGCCAAGGGCGGCGGTTACAAGTAATGGCTGCCAAGAAGAAGTCGCAGAAGTCTCTGGACAAATGGACAAAGCAGAAGTGGCGCACTGCTTCTGGCAAGCCGTCCACGCAGGGACGCAAGGCGACGGGCGAGGCGTACATGCCTGCGGCTCAGGTCAAGAAGTTGAAGTCAACGGAAGCAGGCCGCAAGAAGCTGGCTGCTGCCAACAGGAAGAAGCGCGAAGCAACGAAGCAGGGCAAGCAGCATGCGAAGCATGGCCTGCACAAGGGAAAGAAGCGGTAATGGCCGAGAAGAAGAAGGATCCACGGCTGGAACGTGCGGGTGTGTCTGGCTACAACAAGCCGAAGCGCACCCCTAACCATCCGAAGAAGTCGCATGTCGTAGTCGCCAAGGAAGGCGATCAGATCAAGACGATTCGGTTTGGGCAGCAGGGTGTGAAGGGCGCAGGCAAGAACCCGTCGTCCAAGTCCGAGAAGGCACGACAGAAGTCGTTCAAGGCACGCCACGGCAAGAACATTGCCAAGGGCAAGATGTCTGCTGCCTACTGGGCAGACAAGGTGAAGTGGTAATGGAACCGAAGAAGCCGACCAAGAAGGCTGCGAAGAAGGCGACGAAGAAAGCGGTGGCGCCTACGCCACCGCCGCCTAAGCGTGAGCCTGTATGGGACGTGAAACGCGCCCAGTTCGACATGCAGAACCGTTGGCGACCAGTCATCGAAGATGGCTACGAGCCGTTCGCTATTGACGGCGGCTGGCTGTATCTGAGGAAGAAACTGGGCTGATGGGGGCGTTCAGGGACCAGTCGTGGAGCAACAGGTACACGGCCATGGGGGACGCTGCCGAAGCGCAGTGCGTGGCCTGGCTCGACAGCAACGACCGAGGGTGGGTGCGATACGGCCTAGACCGACCGCCTCTGCGCATGTCGATGCTGCCCGAGTTCATCCGACACACCCCTGACTTTCTCACCAGCCACAGCCTCGTAGAGTGCAAAGGGTTCGGGCGGGACCAGCTAGGCAAGATCAAGATTGCCGACTGGGCATCGTTGATCTCGTGGCACAAGCTGCACCCCGTCGAACTGTTCTTCTACGACCAACACAACGAACGGTGCATCGTCGTGCCGTTCGACAAACTGAACCAAGCGCTGGCACACAGAGACAAACGGATCCAGAATGATCAATTCAACGACGACCCTCCCAAGCCATACTGGGCTTTCCCTGCCGACCTTCTGGCAGAGCTAGGCGAAACCCATGGGTCAATCACAACCGAGGCGTAGGCGCACCCGACCTTCGGTTGAGGACCGTGCTGCGCTGCAGGAGAAATGGGAGCGGATACTCGTGGCCGAAGGACTACCAGCAGAACCCAAGCGCCCGTTCATGCGGGATTCGAAGCAGGACGCCGACGGCGTCCGTCGTTGGCGTGGCCCTCGGGAGATCTCGTCAGACCTGATCGACGTGCTCGGATACGACGAACGTGTCCTGACAGCCACTGAGAAGCTCATGCAGGCCCCTCACGCCCCGCTGGGTGGGTACACTGCCGAGAAGCTCCACGAGCTACGAGAGGCGCTCCTAGACGCCATCGAGGAGA